CTCTTCATCCATTTAATTGATTGTAAAATTCAAACATATAATTAGAACCACGAGACAATATAATGGCTGTTGCCGCAGTTCCAATTATAGGATATTTCTCTTGTAATCCAAGAGATGTAAAGAAATTAAGGTTCATGTCATAACAAAAAACCAGTGCCACAGCTAACGCAACCACAACTTGCCATTGAATTTTTTTCTTATCATAAACAGTTTTACCATATGTGATAATTGCTTCAATGAATATGGCAATTGCGATTAGTGGGAAAAAATTATCATTTATAATCATAATATAATAATATGCCTTTCTTACTATGGTAAAATTTTAACTATTGAATTTTTATAGCCGTCATATGCAGAGGAGCTTGGCGTACTGCTGCTGTCTTCGTAAACTTTTACTGACGTGTAACGAACAGTCCCTGGAGTCGCAGTTACACCATCGTTTGTATTGACTACTATAATAGGTTCATCTCCTTTTTCTTGATTTGTTGCAGGAATAGTTTTACTTACTGTAACATTACCATTTGCTCCAAATGTTGAAAATCATAAATCTGAAGAACCGTATATTGGTTTATCGCCCGTTGATTTATTTGTTGTTTGAATACCAACCCAATAATTACTTGTTGCTCAGAAATTACTTGTTCTTGTAGGATCAGGATTTTTCAAGGTGGCTGTTATCTTAGTTACATTAGAATTCGTATATGTTAATGTAACTTCTATCGGAAATTCATTATAATAATATCCTGATCTTACAAGTGTTGCAGTTATAACCTTTTTAGTAATTGCCATAATACACTACTGCCTCCTATTTCATTCCATAGAAAGCAACACCCTCATTTTTCCAACCGAGTTTAACAAGAGCATCTCTTTCTTTTTCACTAGCAGTATACATATGGCCATTATGAGAAGCATATAGTCTATATACTGGAACTTCTTTATTCTTATCAGAATGGAATGCGACATTTTCATATTTCCAGCCAATTTTCTCAAGTGCTTCTTTTTCAATTACACTTGCAGTGTATAAATGGTCGCCATCGCTTGAGTTATATAATCTATAAACTCTATCTCCACTTGTTGGCGCTTTCCAACCTATACCTTCATACTTTCAACCACCACGAACTAAAGAATCAGCTTCTCCCTTATTCGCAGTGAAGAAATGCATTGAAGTATGTGGGTTATATAATCTGTATACTCCATTTGGTACTGCCTTAATTGTGTCTGGTTCATAGATATGAATAAAACCTTGGAAAAAATAATTTACTCCAAGAGCATAAGTTCCATTAACTCGTTTAATAGTTCTTAACCTTCAATATCTACCATTTGCAATAGTACCTGTCCATCCGCTTTCAGAAACAATGACGTCTCCTTTTGAATTAACCTCTTCAACAAATGCCACGTGGCCTGCGCCATCACCTGAATTACCGGCCTTTCCTTTTTGCCAGCACATGATTGAACCAACCTTTGGAGTTTGTGAGCGAGCAAAGCCATCTTGAGTATAGCCCCAATAATTTTCAGCATTACCTCGGCATAAAGTATCATCAGAACCAGTTAATTCGATAGTTCTACCATGTACATATCCTACGCAATTAGGCAATACACATCCTTTAACAATTCGTCCTGCGGAATTACCTAAAATACAATGATTCTTTCCACCATATGTAGTTTTTAAATACGCTTTATTGTCATTTGCAGGACGAGTCAATCTTGGAACGTATGTCATATTGGATCTCCTTTCTATTATTCTCAAATTTCTTTTATTTTACATCAATATTTATCAGCCTTTTCCTCCTGGTCACCCATTATAGAACCAATATCAAAATCGCAACTCTTTTTCTTTATATAAAGAGACTGTGCTTGCGCTAATTCCTCATTAACATCTTTAATTAAACAAGCTAAATATTCAGCATCCGCAATTTCTCCAAGAGCAAACAATTCTTTATACATTTTTTCGTATAATTTTTTCGTGTCTTGTTCTCATTCTATTCATTTTTCAATGCCTGTTTTTACTGCGTTGCGCTTTGTTGTTGCGTCAACATCTTCTCTAAAATAAGCATATCAAGAAGAAGGGATTATTTTTGGATCTTCTACTGGTTTTGCTTTAATTAATTTATTGTGATGTCTATGATAATAATAATTTAATTCCATATAATCTTTGTTTTCGCAAAGATAGTGATATTGGTGACATTTAGAATAGCCTTTCAAATTCAAAAAACAATAATAATGTGCCATCTGGTCATGAACCATTAGCCCTTTAATCATATGCGCTGATAACTCAGAAAAAATTTCTTCAACTGTCATAATTTATCCCTCCAAAAGTGATAAACTAAATTCTAACAGCTGTTACACCTATTGTGTTATATGTTACCGCAATACCCATATTTCTTAATGAAATAGTAGTTACGGTTGCGCAAGGGCAATTTATAACGTTATTGTCTGGCACTTGAATTAATGTTGTAAAACTAAATGGGATTATTGAAGTAGCATCTGCGGCCGTCGCTAATGCTACGGCTTGAGGTTGGAGTACACCATCTTTATCTAACTGAACTTCAATCTCACCTGCCGCACTTCCTGTTACGCTACCAGATACTGTTACTTCATAAATACCGCATTTATTAAATTGAATTGTTGATGTACCTAATAATTGTGTGCTTGTGCCTTTCATTAAGGCCACAGTTGTAAGCGGAATACTACCTTCCGTTGCAACGTCTACATTTTTAGAATAAACTTCTAACATTTAATCATTCCTCCTAAACTTTTTCCTTTTGACTAAAAATAAATAGGGCAACATTGCTGTCGCCCTATTGTTGATTTATTAAAGTGTTGCTCCGCCGCTGCAAGCGCAGAAAGGATTTGTTCCTGCGTAATAAGTGCTTGCACATGGATAGCGAACTACACCAGCAACTGCCTGTTGAAGCTGAAGCTGATTAATTTGATTTTGCATATCGGCCATACGGTTTCCAGTGATGGCATCAAGAATCTTCTGAGTTTGTTCTGTTGTGTTAGCGTTAATTGCAGCCGTATTTATAGCATTCGCATAATTTACGCCATCAATTGCGCGGAGTGTAGAGCAGCAACATTCATTTTCTTTTGCTAATAAATTAGCCTGTCCTACTGCTAATCCGCCAATATCTCTTGCTAATTCACTATACTTATCGCTTAAAGCGTTAATAGTATCGTGGAATGTTTGATTAGTAGCAGCAACTGCCTGAGCTGTTCCCGCATTCACTGCGGCAAGAGTTTCTCTCTGATTTGCCATCATATTTTGTGTGTCAAAACCACGGTCTACCTGTGACTGTGTCGCAAGGTTTTCATAGCCAATTGCATTAGCGAAGCCATTATTACCCCAACCATTAAAACCGCCACCAGCGAGAATCAATAAAGCAAAAATTCACATCATTGAATTTCCGCCCCACATGTCGCCGTAGCCACCACGGTCACTCAATAGAGCAACATCACTAGCTGATAAACTTCCATTTTCCATTTTAATTTCCTCCTAAATAGTAATCAATAGTAAAGTTTTACTATTTAGGAGTTTTATCTTTTTAACATAGTTAATATTTCATCAGGGTTAATACCCCTTTGTTGTGCCAGCGCATAAAACGCTGTTTTTGGATCTCCTCCATATTGATTAATCAATTCAGTGACACGAGGATTTTGCATTAGCATGTTATTTAACATTGCTTGCGGATTTGGCGAATTTTTAAACGCCGAGACCATATTCATTAAGTTATTGTTGCTTAATGGTCTTGATTTGTTTAGCATCTCCAGCATCGGATTTCCTTGCATTGAATGCTTCCTCCAGTTTAGCAATTCGCTCTTCTAGCGCAGAATAATCAGTATTGGCCACTACTGGCTCCGGCGCTTTTAACGGAGTAATTGTATATCCAGTCACTGTTGGATATGACGCTCCATCGGTTGTTTTCAATCAAATAATTGGTGCAGTCTCATCAAGAAGTAGAATACTACTATTTGGCGCCATTTGATAAGCATTAGCACCATTCTGGCCATTAACTCTGACTACTTCCTGTTTTTGCGGATAAAACTGCTGTTGGCCTACGGTTCCATAATTTGGATATGTAGGCGCAGGATACCCAGAATAATTCATCATAATTCTCATTCCTTTCTTTTTCCAAGTAAAACTTTTTCTATTGATTTGTACCACCA